ATAATACAAACATTTTGTTCCAGCATTAAAATTGTAAGCACTGGATCCATCACTATAACCACTTGTGCTGCTATTTTTTTGCAAAGTATTTGTTGAATTATTGTTATAACAAGCTGATATTAAACAAAAAGCTGACTCTGTAATAGTAATATTGTCAAAGTTTGTAGAATTTGCATCACTACCATTTGTTAAAATAAATTTATTGCTAGTTGCTCCATCTGCATAAATTGATTGACCAACTTTATCTGAACCCGAATTGTCACTTGCACTTCCAGCTACATATCCACTGTCACCACTTGTAACTTTAACAACTGCATATATACCGTTAGAACCGGTTTCTGTTCCGGTTAATACTTGGGTTGAAGTTTGTAGAAAATCATTTGTACCATCAAACAATAATCCATCAGTAAGCAATGTTCCACTATTTACAATCTTAGGTTGGTTAGCTTTGGTTGCTTGAGCTGCATCATTTTTATTACCACTTTGGTCGTACCATATAGTAACAAATCCGTTATTGCCAGATCCTACAAAAGCTTCAACTTGACCAGTAGCTACTTGATTTGCTGAAAAATCTTGAGTCGTATCATCATTGTCCCTCCTTACTTTAATTACTGCGTTGGGTACGGTTCTATTTCCTATTCCGCCAATATCCCTTAATGAATAAGCAGCTGCTGAACCGCCAAACCTATTAGCTATATTTAAACGTTCTGATTCTCCTTGAGAACCACTGAGTATGTCCCAACTAGCGGCAAGGTTGCCTTTGAGAATATTAACAGCGGAAGCTATTTTCTCTGAGGACATTAGTCAGTAAATTGAGAAGCTGCTATTACTGCATCTGTACCGGTACGAATAAACTTAGCTGCCTTGGCTGTATTTACACTCCAAGTGTAAGAACGCCCAGCATATAGTCGGTGTCCTACCGTAGCACTTGGCGTTTCACCGGTATAAGTAACGTATACGTCAGCGTCTTGCACGTCTAGTGTAACGTAACGAGAAACGTTACTAAAGGTATAACCACCATCTGTTAGCTGTACAGCACTACTGCTAACGGCTAACATCTTCATTGCTGTTACTCCACCGCTTGGAGATGGATATAAATTAGATACTCTTGAGTTCATATTAAATTATCTTGATTGTCTGTTTACGTGTGTTGAAAATCTTTTGTTTACAGTGTTTTGGTTCATTATAACATCTACTCTCTCTAATTCTAATGCAAGGTAATTTTGTGCATTCTCTTGTTCTAGCTGGGCTTTTTCGTGTTGCCCGTCCATACGCAAGAAGTCCGAATAAGTAGCATATGCTATAAATTGAAAAAACTCTCCCGGAACTTCTTCGCTAGAAGTTGTATAATCGGATGATGTAGTAAACAAAGTTAATCTTTTTTTGTAAGTAACAAATGCTTTGTTATCAGAATTAGAGGATATGTTTAATAAATTACCACCAGTAAAATCTACGAAGAAATCGTATTCAATAGATGATTTATTTAAAAACGCTTGTTTCCTATGAATACGTATAAATTCGCCAATAGTATCCTTGCCGGTTTCTGCATATGGAATAAGATTCTTTGGCTCAACCAAAAGCACATCAGATCCGGCTCTAGGTGTCCAAGTTGTTACATTTTCTAATACATCTTTTTTGAGTGTATCAGCTTCTATAAATTCATTTGTACCAGCTACTACTCTGTAGTCTCCATCGCTTTGTATTGTAGCCGAGGCACTGCTGTCTACCTTCCAAGCGTTGTTACTATCTTTATATATTATAACGGTACTTGTAGTTACACCTTGGTATACATTAGTACCAGCTGTACCTACGTTACCATCATTACTCCCTAAGAACTTATAGTTTTGATTTACACTTGTGTTTGTACTAGAAGTTGCCCCGGATAAAGTATAGGCATTTATATCCCTACCTTCTGAAGATACCAAGTATCTCGGCCACATTTGAATAGTATTATAAACCACCGAATAGTTTCGGTTAATCAAGTTAGCTATATCATCTTGCTCGTTAGTAGCAAAAGCAGTTACACCCGCAAGGGATTGAATAAGTTTAAATAAATCTCCGTATGTTCTGGTCTGCATTACAATTTATTTGGGCTAAGATCAGAAAAATTCTTCTGATAGTATTTTATAAATTCTTTAGAATGAACTTGATCGTGTCCATACTTGTTAGTTAAACGAAAAAAATCACGGGCCGGCATTGTAGCTACACATCTACCTAACGTCGGGTGAACCTTTCCTTTTTGTTCGCTTGCTTCTTTTCTTGCTTGATCAACACGTAAGTGCTCAGTTTCTTTTTCTAATTTAAAACCACTCTTGATTTCAGCCAAGAATGCAGCATCTACTTCACCATCAGTAAAGCTTCTGGGTACATTAGTAATAATATCCATAAGTAGTTTTAAGTTAAAAAAAGGCGGGGGGCCGAAGCCCCCAACCAAATTTTTAGATTAGTTAAGATCGCAGATCTCGAACTTGAATTTAATTTCACCAGCAGTTAACTCATTTAGTGAGTAAGCAGTTCCGGTACTTGCGTCCGGGGTGAATAGAATATCAATTGTATCAGCTGCTGCATATACTTTTCCATTTTCATTGTCAAGTAATGCACCAGTATTAGCAACGTATGTAATTTCTGATTGGTCAACGTGTACCGCAGCAGTTGTGAGGTATCCGTTGTCATCATCACCGTCACCGACTATTACGTCTAACTCATCTCCGCCCCCGCTATCATTGAAAGCAGTAACTAAACGAGCAGAAGCCTTAGTAACAAGTGATCCGGCTGGAATTGCATATGTGAATGTTTTAGTTGCACGATCTGCAAGAGTTCCAGCATTAGCTACTGAGAAGTCCTCGAATGAGATTGTGAACTCATCTGTAAAACCTTGTGGGTTTTCGTTAATTGTTAATTTCGCCATAGTATTATATCTCCTTGGTTAATTATTAAGTTACGTCTTGGATAACACCGTGTGCACCGGGGTGGTACATAAGTGAAGTTAAAGCACAGTCAACATAACCACGCTCACCACCACCTAAGTTAGGTAGACGAGTTGATCCCATAGGAATTAATTCAGCAACTCCAAAGTATTCTGGGTTAACTAAGTAACCAGAACTGTCTGAAGTGTTGCCACCAAAGTTAGGTGTGCAATCTGGGTTAGCATTAACAACTGAAATAACACCGTGATCTGATTGATAAAGCTCAACAGATAACTTAATAGTAGAAGAACCACCATCGTAGTTAACGTTACGCATTACACCATTATTAACAGCAGTTGATTCAGATGCAGATCCTAAACGAGCAAAGTCAGATATGACTCTACGTAATCCAGTATCAGCGATTAATGTTAATGAATTAGAAGAACCAGTTTCTTTGTAGATACTTGTTACTAGATCATTAAGTGAAGTTTCTGTAAACGGATTAGCATTAGCTTCAGTTGTACTGAAGATACTGTCAGCCGGTGTACGGAATGCAGCCGGAACATCAGATGGTCCAGCACTGTCTAACCAGTCACCTAGTCCACGAAGAGCATATGCAGTACCAGCACCGTTTTCTACAGCACGATCTTGAGTACCGGAAAGGGTAGCTTCAATATCACGCTTTAGCTCACGAATAGCTTTGGCTTCTGCTTGTGCAATTTTGGCTGGGCCTACTGAATCAACAGCGTCTTGTAAATCAGACACCATAAAGTCACGGCGGAATTTTTGTACGTAGTTACCTAAGCGTGCACGTCCAGAGAATTTATCTGTAAATGCGGTAACGTCAGCACCCTCAGAAACACCAGCAGTTGATGGTGCAGCAAGGCTGTCAACAGTCCACTCAACAAAAGTAGCATTAGCTTTGCTTTTATTGGCGGAAGAAAGAATCGGAGTTTCTTCTGGAGCAAGAATAGTTAAGACATCAGTCAAGTCTTCTCTGTTGGAAACGGCCGATCCAGTATTAGTTGTATCAAATGTATTTGAAAATGACATTATATTTTAATTTTGGATTATCGGTTTAATAATTGTAGTTTTCTCATTGCAGCATAATCACTTGCTTGACCAGTTTGTTGAAAGCGAGATTGAAGATCCTTTAGAGCTTTTGATGTCTTTGAGTTAGTTTTTTCTGACTTAGCAGCAGCTGTGTTAGCTGTACGTGTAGGTGTAAGAGATGGAGATTTACCAGTAACTTTACTAGGTTTAGCTTCATCAATTGTTTTACGTCCATAGATGCTGTTAGCAGCGTGTGCAAACATATACTCAAGTTGTCCCGAAATTTGCGGTAATTCTTTATCAAGAATTTTTTTGAGTTGATTGTATTGTGGATCACGAAGAGTTGCAAAAAATTGATCCTTAATATCATTAGGTTCATTGTTTGACAACCATTCTAGTTCATTACGTGCCTTGTCATCATATTGCTTTTGCAATTGTTTTCCATTAAGCTGTGATTGAACTTTATTTAATTGATCCGGGATGTATTCCTTTTGGGCTTTACGTGCATTTAATAGTAATTTGCGTACTTCCTTTTTGGTTAAATCCTTACCATCTATTTCTGTAACTACATCGTCTGCTGAATAATCATCGCTTTCAAATAACGTTTCCTCTGCCCATTCTATTGTGTTCTCAATTTCGTCTTGCTTATTCTGTATATCTTGTACAGTTGCTAGATCCGAAAAGGGATTGTTTTTGATTTCTTTTTTAGATAGGTTTTGTTGTTTTTCTCGTAGCAATGATTCAAGTTCATTAGCTCGTTCTTCGGCGGCTTTGCGTCTAGCTGTCATCTCTCCGAATCTAGCTACAGCTCTACTGCCAAGTTTGTCTGCTAACTCTTGTAATTCATTTTCTGATAAGTTATCAATATCTAACTGTGAAAGAACATTTTCTTCAGAAACTTCTTCAGTAGATTCCTCAATAGATTCTTCTACTTCTTCAGCCTCCTCAGTATTCTCTTGGGGTTCATTAGTTTCAGTCTCTTGACCTTCACCAATTAATCCCGCTCTTCTATTCGCAAATTGCGAAACTGTCATATTTGTTTCCTCCGTTGTATTTTGAGCTGGTTCAACGTCTCCAGTAGTGATTTCTTCTGACATAATGATTTGTTTTGTTTCCACTCCTTAACGCCGAGCGATGGCGATAAATGCATTATAACACACGTGTTTCTAATTTAAAGATTGAGAATGCCGTTGTCTTAAATTATCCCAATCTGCAAGTTGCAGTATTTGATCGTATGTAATTATTCTACCAGATAATTGCTGTAACTTTTCATAGTCAGCATTGTGCATCTCTGATATTGTTTCTTCTCTTAGTCTATGTAGAACTTGTATAAATCGAGCAAAGTGCTCGTGGTTTGCTAGTGCTTTTAAATCGTTTTCTAATGTCATTATTGTTGAGGCATTTCTTGTGTTTGGACTTCACCCATTTCTGCTGGGTTAGTTCCTATTCTTCCTATCTGTGCATTCTGCATTTGTTGCATCTGGAAGGTATATTGTCCAGCATATTTTTGTAAACGAGCTGCAAACGCTTGATCGACTTGCACCCTTTGACCTATGTCTGGTTGTGCTGTATATTGCTGAATCATCTGTAATGCAATCTGGCCACCAGTTGGTCGAGCCGGCATTTCTATACCAGCATATATCTTAGCAAGATCATCTGTAACATCTTTCATTACTTGTTCTTGTGCTTGTTCTGCTGGTTGCAATATGTTGTCAGATAAAACTGGGTCAATGCTTGCCGCAGCAACTTCTAATAAATTATTAATGTTTATACGTCCACTGCTATCAAGTTGAGTTAAATTTTTAAAAGCCTCTATCTTTTGCTCAATAACCTCTGGGTCGGAGTTTAATACATCATAGTTAACAATAATATCAAACTCTTCGTTAGGATTACCTTTATTTAATTGCAATGATTCCGGCACACCGGTTACCCTAAAGAATATACTATCGGGACCAAATCTTTGGAAACATTTAAATGACATTTTTAAAACATTAGAAACGTGTTCTAAAAATTTATTTGTAAGGAACTGCAAACGAACTGTACTCATCTGTGATCCCTCGTCTAGTCCTACGAGTTTGTCAGCAACTTTTTCTAGTGTTTGTTCAATCTCTACAGATCCACTATTGTATGCTGGTGTAGGTGCGAAATCCAAATCACCTTTACGTCTGTAAGGAATCATTCGTCCCGGCCCCCAATCTGTAGGTGCTTGTCCTACTGGATGAAGGATTGGAGGAATTGTTGCAATGCTATTTCTATCAATGCGTGAATCACGCTCTACCTTTACTTGGTTTTGTATACCTCTAAGAAGGTGTGGTATTGTTTGTGCATCATACAAACGTTTACTATCTTCGGATAGTTTAGTAACTACAACCGGATAGTCCTCGTATCCATTCATTAGTTCAAACTTAGCGTAAGCTTGGGTTACCCCATCGCCATCAAAGTCTTTGTGAAATATAGTTTGATATATACCCTCTGATCCATCTTCTTCGTCAATAAGTCTTTGGTATCCGTATACTATCTCAATTAATTCTTCTGCCTCATATGCGTTATCTGTAAGAGAAGTACTTCTACGTCCCTCTTGTTCTCTTTCTATCGCATCAATACTTACACCTCTGTAGTGTTCTATTACATAATCAACAAACTCTTCATCCCATCCGTCTGTTGCAACTTTGTTTTGCAACTCTTGTGGGGTGTAATAAGTTCTCCAAAAACAATAAGGTGCACGCTGTGGATCCGTTACGTATGTAGGGAAAAAGAAATCACCATCCGGTGCTAGTGTTTTAACTTCTGGTGCATCTATTTGTCTTTTAACAACGGGTAATTTTGCTTCACCATTTTTTCTTAAATCCTTTAGTGCTTGTTTAATTCTTTTAGGTGTAGCGGTAGGAAATGTTTGTTGTAACATAAACCCGATCTGATCATCTTGTTCCCCGGATTCTATTGCACGAAAAACATCTGGGTTCATTTGACCAATCTGTGCTAGATCTAAGTTTTGTAAAAAAGTTCTATCCTCCCTATGCCAACCAATGTATGTAATTAACATACCTCTTTCTAGTAAATAGTTAGCACCTAGTTCCATTTCTTGCTTAAAACGAGGAATATAACCAGATGTAGCCATCCATTTTAGAAAATTAGATACTATCTTAGCTTTAGCTGTATCGCCAGCTTCTACCGGATATGCACGTATATTAGCCCTATTTAGGCTGGACATAAACATAGATACAAGACGAGTAATACGTTCGTCAATAGTATGAGCCTCTATATCAGATGCACCCTCCCAAGGAAATGCATCGGCTCCGTGTTTTCTATGATCCCGACTTTTACCGGGCCAAAAGTTTCTTCGGTCATCATACGAATTTCTGCATAAATCAAAGTATGACTCAAGCTCCGTAGTAGTTTGGTCGTATGCGTATCTTAATGTTTTGACATCTGGTTCCTTCTGAACGTATGTCAATGAATTTGAAATTGAGTCACTGTCCATTTACTCTATCTTTAATTGATTCTATAGTTTTTCTGATTAAATCTTTAGGCATCGCTATTCTATCACACATATCCCTATTTGACATAGGAACAGTATGATCGTGCTTAATATAACGGCAAAGCATTTCCCAAGCAGCCAATCTATCCATATGCTCATTTCGCCAGATTGTGCTATTTGTTATATCTGTTTCAACTGTTTGTTCTTTTGTGGACGTATCTGTAGGTTTCCCCTTTATCATCTTTAATGCATTCTATTGTTATGAGTTTGCCAACAAGTTTTCCCCAAAATCTCCTAGGTATTAGTACAGCTATTCTTTTTTGTATTTCCTTTATATACCCCCAATTGAACATTCTATTAGGGCACTCTCTTAAAATTTTAGCTTTATAATGTTTTGGAACTATCTCCGGAATATCAAACGATTCTTTTAGTATATCATTACCCTCTTCGTTTATCCAAGTTCCCTTCCCTTTTCCAGTAATC